GTCGGGTCTGGCTTAGCCATTTTATGAGGTCCATATGTTGCTACATAATCGTAAGAAGATCGATTCCCATCAGAGTGATTCACGGTCTAACCGTGCATTCTGGTTAATTGGGGCGTTCCTCTTATGTGTAGCTACCTATGTGGTTCTCATAATTTGGATTCTTGGATTACTCCAGGTTTCCAATTTGGATAAGTCAGTTCGGCAATGCCGGACGTTTCTTCATGGTACCGTAAGGTCTGTGACGTGCGATCAGTCGCGCGCCGGAATGGTTAAATCCCAAACCGGAGATGCAGGAGCTTCTCGTGTCTTTTCCTAACGGTTATCACACTACGAAGCGTACTCTTAAAGAGACGCATTCTGGTAGTGACTACTTCGGTGGTCCCTACTATAGTGAATCTTTCAAGGAGGTTCCTGACTTGAATTCGTTCAAATCAGGCCCTGAAAGAGGTGGGTCTAATCAGCATCCGCTGAATAAACTCTATTATACCGGTAGTGATAAGTTGATCGGCTGTGAACCAGCAGTCGTTCGAGTGACGGAGACTCGTCCGTTTTCGGACTTCACCCATGTCATTTATGACGCCGGTGGAAATCTCCCGCCATCGTCCCCTAGCATATCTTCCGGACTGGAAGATGTCGTAAGTAAATCTTACACTGGGGCGCTTAATGCTCTTCGTGGTGGCAGAACCCAAATGGGTGCTGACATGGCGGAAGGCAAAAAGACTGTCGAAATGGTTGCGAATAATGCCAGCCAGCTCGCGCAGGGGCTTTTAGCCTTTAAGCGAGGTAATTTCGGGTCTATTCCCGGAATACTTGGTCTGTCCCCGAAAGATATACTTTCAGGGAAGTCGTTAGCCAATCGCTGGCTCGAGTACCAATATGGATGGAAACCTTTAATGGGATCTATCTATGATGGAATCGGGCTTTTGCAGAAAGGCTTTAGATCCAAGGAAATGACTTTCCGAGGATCCTCGACGGCATCAGATTCTGCTTCCCGAAATTATACTGAATACGCCAATTACGGTTGCTATATGGACTGTGTAAAAACAGACTCATATAGCGCCCGAACGACGTACACGTATAAAGTGTCTAACGCGGTCATTGACCGTGTTGACGCTGCTGGGTTGCTAAATCCTCTCAGTATCGCTTGGGAGTTAACTCCTTTTCGCTTCGTTCTCGACTGGTTTGTACCAGTCGGGAATGTACTGAGCGCGATCACAGCTACGGCTGGGCTCGAGTTTGCCACAGGGTGGACTTCCGTAAAAACCGAGACTAATATCCGGCGTATACGGAAAGTGGATGCCTCTCAATTTGAAGGGCATTCCGGCCGCACTGAGGTTCTCTCTGGAGGTCTGCATGAAACCTCCACAACGACCTTCCGACGGATTGTGCACACTTCCTTCCATCTCCCTGAGTTGTATGGAAATGCGCATCCTTGGAGCTCGTCTCATGTCGCTAATGCTCTTGCCCTTATTAGGCAATTGTATTAGCGGTTCCTCGCACACGTGTTGGACAATTGTGTCCCTCACCAGCTATCCATTAGTTTAAACTTTTGGATCTTATTGGCGCATAATACGCCTGGAGACTATATGCCTCAGCTTGCAAAGGTAGTCCTCACGGACTCCGCCGACGTGAAGCACGACTTCAACCCGAATGATATCACGGGTGGAGTGGCTACTCTCGTGGATTCGTCGAGTGCGATCCCCCTTGGGGAAGCTCGACTCACCATCGGACGCACACAGACTGCTGCCGGTCGCCGTAAGGTGACCTTTAAGCTGGCTGTGCCGGTGGTCCAGGACTCTGTTATCAATGGAGTCTCGCGACCAACGGTCCTTCGCACCGCCTATGCCAACATCGAGATGTCGTTTGACGGCACTTCGACGAAGGCTGAGCGTGCGACGCTCCGGGACTATGTCGCCACCCTGTTCTTTCGTGAACAGGCTATGAGCGACGGTCCGGTTGTTCAGAACCAGGGCCTTTACTGAGTAATCAGTGAACGCACTTCCTCTTGGAGGTAAGTATGTTCAACCCTGGTGCTGGGGAGCGGGTGACGGTAATTGGGATGCTTCTCGCATCTCTTTCTATTGTTATTTGCTTCCTAGCTTTCATTTCCTTGCGTGTCTCAGACGGCAGGGATGTCATTATTGGAGTACCAAATGACAAAGCAGCGTCATCGTTCCGCGCGGAAATGCGCCAATACGATAGTCCCCGAGGGTATAACCGACGAGTTGAACCTGAAGATAATGGCCCTACGATCGTCAACCAAGGTTGACTATCTTAAAGCTGAAATCTTCTCTAAGTTCGTCTCGAAGGACACCGATCCTCCTCTTCTGAGGAGACAGCGAGCCATTGAAAAATGGCTTGCGACGGAAGAACTCAATGCGGAAACCGAAGAACGTCTTATTTTAACCCCCGATGGCTATAACATTATGCCACGGGTGACGTTCATCGATTTCGTACAGTTCGCCCGAGATGTCATTATTGACATAATCGGTGAAACCGCTCCGATTGAAGCCCTCATTGGGGGTTTCTCTGGAGGCGCGTCGACTAGTCGGCCGCGTACTAAGAGCTATCCAGCTTCTAAGTACCTCGGAAAAGCACATGTCACGGCTCGCGCTCTTGACATCTTCGACCTTATTAAGGACGAAATGCCAGGATGGCTTGCCGATCGGGGCTATTCCTCAATAGAGGTTGTCCCGGGCAACGTGATGTTTACCGTTCCCAAGAAAACCGATATTGATCGTGTTGCTGCAAAGGAACCCGATCTGAATATGTTCATACAGAAGGGCATTGGTAACTACTTTAGTAGTTGCCTCCGCCGTATCGGCATAAACCTGAACGACCAGTCTAATAACCGGAAGTTCGCTCATATCGGCAGTGTGACCAACTCGCTTTCTACGTTCGATTTATCGAGCGCGAGCGATTCAATCACGACTGAACTTGTTCAGCAGCTGCTCCCTGAGTGCTGGTACACCCTCCTTGACGCTGTTAGGTGTCAAGTCACCGTCATTGACGGTGAGGAACATCGGAACCATATGATCTCATCGATGGGCAATGGATTCACGTTCGAGCTTGAAAGTCTTATCTTTTATGCTCTCACGCGAACTATTTGCTACTTCGATGGGGTCCGTGGTAGTGTCAGCGTCTATGGTGATGACATCATATGCCCTTCGGGCATTTCCGACATTCTCCCAAGTGTCTTTAAGTATTTCGGCTTTACCATTAACTTGGATAAGTCGCATACCGACGGACCTTTTAGGGAGAGTTGCGGTGGTCATTACCACAATGGTACTGATATAACTCCTTTCTATATTAAGGCACCAATCGAAAGATTGACGGATGTCATTCACGTAGCTAATCAGCTGCGTAAGTGGGCGTCTATTGAGGGGCTTTCTGTTCTCAACCCAGAGGTTGAGGACATATGGCTTTGGCTCAAGTCCTTCGTGCCGAAATATTTATGGGGTGGTGATGGTATCTCGTCCGGAAAATTCCAGCTCGTGTCTTACGACCCGAGTTTCTCCCGCCTAGCTTTGGAAACAGAGCGAAAGAATAACGGAGAGGGCGGATATTATCATTGGCTAAACGCCACATGGGATCGAGAATCCTTACAGGACGGGGTGCAAACCTCGTCCCGTACCAAGGACCTTAATAGGTACCGGGTAAGGAAGCTCGAACACACAGCGGTACCCGCGTTGTCAGCCTTGTTTCTACATGAAATAGGCTGACATCCGAGTAAAGATAGGG